GCTCAACGCACCGGACTCGTCGAACATGTCTTCAAAGATATCCATCAAAAAGTTTCTCCTCTTCAGGTTAAGATGGGTTGATACATGTGTATCGATTACATATATATACACACTATGGAGGATTGCAATGCCAGATACAAACTTTTTTAAAACAAAACCATTCGAGCATCAGAGCGAGGCGCTGCATGTTGGATGGAACCTGCCCGAGTTCGGGTACTTTATGGAGATGGGAACAGGGAAATCAAAAGTTCTGATCGACAACCTTGGAATGCTGTACCAAAGCGAGCAGATAGATTTCGCTCTGATCATCGCACCCAAAGGCGTCTATCGAAACTGGGTCGCCAAAGAAATCCCAGAGCATATGTCCGAGCAAGTGCCGCATCGCGTCATCCGATGGGTGTCCGGACCCAATAAGAAACAAGCCGAGGAAATGCGCTCCGTTAAAGATAGGTTCGAGGGCCTGACCATCTTCGTGATGAACGTCGAATCTTTCTCCACGGTCCGTGGTCAGAAGGCTGGGCAGTGGTTGTCTCGTGCGTTTGGGCCAAAGGGTATGATAGCAATCGACGAAAGCACGACGATTAAAAACCCCAAGGCCAAACGCACCAAGAGCCTAATCAAGATCGCGGACGGGTTCAAGTTCAGAAGACTCTTGACAGGGTCTCCCGTTACAAAAAGCCCCATGGATATCTTCGCGCAGTTCGAGTTCCTGCGCCAAGGGCTGCTCGGATTCGAAAGTTTCTACGGATTCCAAGGCCGATACGCCATCATGAACAAGGTTAAGATGGGCGCTGCCGCGTTTAACCAAATCGTCGGCTTTCGAAACCTCGATGACCTCAATAACCGAGTGGATCGATACACGTTCCGCGTGTTAAAAAAGGATTGCCTCGACCTACCCGAGAAAATCTACACATCCCGGTATGTCGGGCTCACCCAGGACCAGCATAAGATGTACCAGCAGATCAAGGAACATGCTATGGTTGTATTGGGGGACATGGACTTCGTTACTGCGCCCATGGTCATCACCCAACTGCTCAGATTGCAGCAGGTTTTGTGTGGGCATCTCAAAACAGATGACGGGCACACCGTTACATTCCCCTCGAAGCGCATGGATGCGCTGCTCGAAGTGATCGAAGAGCACGATGGCAAGGCAATCATCTGGTCGCGCTTCCGTCATGACATCCAACAGATCGTCGAAAACCTAAACAAGGTCCACGGCGAGGGATGCGCCGCCGCATACTACGGCGATACGTCCGACGATGAGCGCCAAAGAATCGTCGAGGACTTCCAAAAGCCACACTCCCGCCTGAAATACTTCGTCGGGAACCCCGCAACCGCAGGGTATGGCATCACATTGACCGAAGCTAACCTCGTGGTGTACTATGCAAACGACTTTAACCTCGAAACTCGGATCCAATCAGAGGATCGAGCGCACAGGATTGGTCAAAAGAATAACGTGACCTACGTTGATCTGATATCAGAGGGAACCATCGATGAGAAAATCGTGAAAGCCCTTCGAGCAAAGATCGATATCGGAGCAAAGGTACTAGGAGAAGAGGCAAGACAATGGCTGACTTTGACGCCACCGAAGTAACCGAATGCATCGTGGATCGAAAGAAAGGGATGCGTACCCGAGATACCGCTGGAGCCGAGATCGCTCGGCTCACGGGCCTCGATCTGGATGTAGCCAAAGCCCTGACCGATGGATGGTCAGGCAAAAACATCTCCCAAATCCGAAGCTGGACATACGAAAACGAAGGCTGTCGTAAAAATCGTGAGGCCAGACTTGGCAAGGTTTCTATATAGTATATAATGAAACGGGAAAAGATACACTGCCTCTCCCGAAAATGGGAGAAGGCCCTGCGAAAGCAGCAGAAGGCAAAGGAAAAAACAAATGCTAGACGAAACACAAAACGTGAAGTGGAAGACAGTCGCTATTCTTCCCGAGGATCATGACCGACTGCGACAACTCTCGAAGCGAGAGCATCGCGCCCTGTCAAAACAAATATCCTACATGATTAAAAAAGAGTTTGAAAAAGATCTGGAATCCAGTAAACTCTGAACACTGCTCGATAGGCCCACGCCTGTGGCCTTATCTGACCTCATGAACTAAAAGGGAGCCTCGCGGCTCCCTCTTTTTTTACTCCACCGCAAACGCCGTGATGTTCTTCGAATACAAATTAAACGTAGACTTCTTCGTGTAGTTCGGAGCCCAAACCGAAGCCTTGCATATCGACCCTATCGAATGCAAACCATCACACGAATACAAAACCTCGTTGTGACCAAGATCCAACTCCAACTCCTCCATGATCTCGTTGACCGTAAAGTAATCGTCCGGATTCCCCTCCAACAATTCCAACACACGCTCCTGCAACGTCGGCTCATCAGGCTCGGGCTCAACCTCCGGTTCAATGTCCTCAATAACCGAATCAAAACCCCTCAACCGATCAATCCGAATAGCCTTGTACGGCGTGTTCGCCTTCCCAAAGTTATTGGGAACAACAATCGCCTTCACAATATCTCCAACATCAATCCCCGTTCCTTCAAGCAAATGATTGCTGATGAATACATCACACTCCTCACGCTGACATAACGCAAAACCCGCGCCGCCATTAGGAATGATGTTCGTAATAATTAACTCGCGTGTATCAATGTGCATAGTAGCTACCTTCCGTTTGCTTTTCATGTAATTCCAGACCCTTCTTCCTCGCGTCATCTAAAAACTTCTCAAGATCCTCCTCCTCAATCATGCCCGCAGCTATCGCCGTAAACCGCAACAAAATTGAATATGTACACACAACCGGATCATAGCCCTGCGACTGCCACGACATGATCAACTCATTAACATCCTTGGACATCTCTGCCCCCTGCTCAAAACTTTGGCTCATATAATTCTCCTTTCGACTCCTTCAGTTTTAAATACTCCAACTCCTCAACAAGCGCCTCGATCCTCGGGTCAGATGTCTCCTCCCACAAAATATCGTCAATCTCCTTGTTCAAATCCTTAATCAACTTCTTGATACTCGTCAGTCTCGGGTCCATCCTCGCTCCTCGGTAAATTGTATCTCGATTTAATCTGGCGCAGCGACTTGACCGTCGTGCCCATGATATCCGCAGCATCGTTCAAACTAATCTCCCGATGCAACAAATTGTTTAATACCGAAGCAACTTTGGATAACTCCAACTTCGGACGCCCACCCTTGTTCACAGACGTATGCTTCGTGAACCCGTTCAACGCACTGTTGCTTATCCCACCGTTCCAACGCGAATTGTCCGCCTTGTCCTTGATGTTCTGCGCCAACCACGCCTGACGATAAATGTCCTCATACTTATCACGCTTGTATGTGTTCATATCTGCTTACCAATCTCCCGAAGGTTGCTAACGTAAGTATCCAACTCCTCACGCGCCGCAAACAATTCACGCTGCACATTGGGCCTTGCGTCCCTGCGGTAACGCTCCTCCTGCAACGCATCGACCTGACGTTTCAGCCAACGCAACTGCGCTGCCTGAAACTTAGTTAGCTCCTGATCACCCATTACCAATCACTCCCGAAAACCTTGCGAAATATCTCATCCAACATTTGATCCATTTCTTTATCTGTCATCAGAAAAATCCTTGGACATGAGTAACTGCTGCTGAATAGCCATCGTCTGACGCTGCGCCTCAATCACCGCTTTCTGACACTCAAACAAATACCTATAGTCTGGACCCGCCTCAACCTGCGGCTCTTTCTTGGGATTGTCCTTCAAATCATCAACCACAGGCTTAGCCGAAGAAATCCAATCCAAAGTATCCTTTAACAGTAACTTCTCGTCCATCATGAAATACGCAGCAAGCTCCTTAACATACGTCCGTAACAATTTCTCGCTGCACTTGTTGTGCTCGATCTTCGTGATCCAACTCTGAGACCTGTTAATCTCTTTCGCTAGAACCACTTGAGAATAACCCATTTGCTTGCGAAGAACCCGAAGCGGATGATCACGAACCTTGACCTCATCCTCCTCAGATAAAATCCTCCGGTTCGCATTCGACATAGGTATCCTACCCTCACGCTTTGCCTTCAAACGAACATCAATCTGTTGAACCCGTTGATATGAAATACCCATGTGCGCCGCTATCTCCCGATACGTCTCACCCTTGGTCCTACGCGCCTCCACAACACGCTCCTGTTCAGTAAATAAACCATACCCAACTCGCTCACCTCTACCGTCATTTAAATTAAGCATTCGCACACTCCTCACAAATATATGCATCGTGACCCATTCCAAGCGTCACCTCCTCGCCGCAATCACACAACCGCGACACCTCACCGTCACCGCTGCAAGTCTCACAAACCTCCATCTCAACATCGATCACGCCAATATCACGACCAAAACCTTGCGGACGCGGAACCTCGTAGATGATGTCTCCTTCTCCCAAACAATCAGGACACGCATCCATAATCGGCGTCTCCATCGCCTCGATCAACAGGTTTTTAATCTTGCCCATTTTCTTCCTCCAACAGTTTATAAATAATCGATCCAACGTCCTCGTAATCGTCCAACGTGCCCCAATTCACCTCCATGTCTGTGTGACCAAAATCCGCGGCCATCTCACGCATCTTCACAACCGCGTTCAACAACGTCTTAGCAGGCATCGTAAATGGAACAGCGCCGCACTCATCCTCATACCACCCGTTTAACTCTCGCATCACTCGTCCTCCTCATAATGCGAAGACCGCCCCGCTTTTTCTTGCGCGTCATACTCAGCATATCTTTCTGGGTTTGCTTTTAAATCACAAGAGAAACAACGGGGTTCCCCCGTTTCTGGGTCAGGCTCATATTCGTTTTCACCTTCAAAAACTAAATCAGTTTTTAAACAATCAATGCAATTAAGCAAAAACATCACTCGTCCTCCTCGTAATGCGAAGCAAGCTCCGCGTAATCAATCTCACCCAAAGCGCAGTATATCATGTCACGAACAAAACCACTCTCATCCTCAAAACGATACATCATCTGATCAACCAAAGACTCAATGTGATCAGCCGTGATCAACGCACCCTCCTCCTTGTCAGCGTCCAACACATCACCCAACCACAGGTTCACCAACCAAGTTTCCTTGTTCGTCCAGCCGTTATATGTAGACGACGGCTTCAAAGTATAATCAGACATCACACTCTCCCATATAAAATATTATGCAAATCAACCGGCTTGCTTTTGTCCAACTTAAAATCAGACGTATAATAACCGTGAATCTTACGACCCTTGAATACAACAATCTCAGTCACCGGAACACGGTCCTTGAACATCTCACGATTGCGGAAGTACCGCGACCGTAGGGCCTTGATCGTTTTCAAGGTGGGGCTCAACAGGACAGTGTCGTCCTCGCATATAGCGTTGTATGAATACATATTACACGCCCCCCATCGTATGAGACAACGTAACCATCGCACTCGTGACAGGATTGCCGCGACCCTCAATAAACGTATACTCCAACACATCACACGCAAGCACACCAAAACAGGTGGCGTCGTGATACTTCATAAATCCACGCTCCTCGCTGCACGAAACAGGCTCGGACGAACCGTGCTCCTTGAGCATATAGGCGCAGAAATCTTGGAATTGCTTGTCATCCTCATAGGATTCGAAGGCACTGGTGTCGTCGTAGAACAACGCAGTGGCCCAAAAGGCAGGTAAATTATAGGTGACTGTCGTCATATCGATACTCCTAGATTGAATTGAATGAATAGGTATGTAAGAAGTTATATAGGATAAATAATGTTTACTGCAACCCCCTGTATACAGTTTTTTGACCCCCCTCTCTGTTTTTTTTTTTTTTCAAAACACGTTTTTGGTGTAAACTCTGTAAACACATGGGTTTTATTGTTATTATACAGTAATTTAACCCCCTGCCTTAAAGGTAAACACTGCGTAAACGGTTTACGTTAGAAACGTAAACACCCCCCTTTTTTGACAACTAGGCAAATTTCAAACCCTTCGAGATTTGACTGTGATTGTAAACAGGGGGTATAAAACTGCTTATATACGGAGGATTTTAAATGGCTGGGAAAATCCAGAAACTGACTAATCGACAGAAAACTTTTGCTCGGCACATCGTCGAGGGGATCTACTCGAATACGGAATGCGCAAGGAAGGCCGGATATGCCGCTGATCTCGCAAACCTACGCGCCTCAGTGCTGCTAAACGGGCGCGACTATCCTCATGTGCTCGAATACATAAAGGAGCTCAGGGAGGAGCGCGAACGGCGCTACGGTGTGACCACCATTGGGCAGCTACAACGTCTCCAACAACTTTCCGAAGGGGCGGAGGACGCGGGCCAGTTTTCAGCGGCTATCAATGCAGAAAAAATCCGCGCAGCATTGGGTGGTTTGACTGTGGATCGACGAG